CATATGCCCTTTTTTCCCATGGAAGACGAACTCATCAGGACTCTGCGAGGCGACGACGGCAAGAAGTCTGAGCGTCTCCTCGCTGATAGGCACTTCACGCTGTCCACCCTTCCCGGTGACTAACACGGTCTGGCGTTTTATGTCTTTCTTCCTGAGATTGACTATCTCGGTCGTGCGGAGGCCAGTGTCAATGAGGAGAGTTAGGATAAGTCTGGCTCGGGTGTCTGATGCCGAAGCAAGTAGGCGCATGAGCTCGTCGGCCTGCAGGGTGGGCATGACCTTCTTGGGGCATCGAGGGGGTCGAACATCGGCCATGGGGGTCGGGGTCTTGTGGCGTTTGCTGATGAATGAGAAGAAGGCGTGAAGCGCTCGGAAGTAGGCGAGCTTGTTATGTGGTGTGCCTGTTATGCCTGCTAGAAACGCCTCGATGGGGGCGGGTTCGGTCGGCAGCTCGGGGCACGAGGTCGCAAAGCGGGTGAGCTTCTGCCGATACCATGAAAGGGTGATAGGGCTGAGGTTTCGAGATTCACACGCAAGTAGGAACTCTAAGGCGGCGTCCTTAGTCCTCACGTCAGAGCCTCCTCAGATGTTCCTAGTGGTAAATCCGCGAGGACTATTATAAAGGAGCTGGGGGAAAAGGCAAGTTGAGCACATGATACCATATCATGTGTTGTAAGTTGGGGGGTCTCGGGGGTCATATCTTTAACCTCTTCTGACGCCTCGGCCTGTTCCAGTAGGGCGACCTGCACTTGGCGCACCTTTTCGGGTCGCCTTCCTTCCGGGGCCACCAGGACTCGCCGCAACGTAGACAGTGTTTCTTGTTTAGGACAGGCGTTTCCATTGACACAAGTGTTATCATATATGGACAGGTTTGTCAAGGGGGTAAGGCGATGATTACAAAAGAAGGTCTCGCGCTAACGGATTTTCAGTTCGGGATGTTCTGCGCCTTCTGCGTCCTGCTCCTGGGACTGCTGGCGCTGCAACTGGTAAGATTCCTGAGAACGGCTCGGGAAGTGAAACGAGCGGGGCGGGGTGACCGGCTGCTGGATGTCCTGGAGTTATCGGCGAAGGTCGTGGTCGCTCCGTTGCTGCTTCTGTTCTGGCCTGTGATTCTCGTCGGTTTGCTGGTGTGGGTTAGAGTCCTGGGGAAACCTGCGCCTGAGTGGTAGATGTTTACTCCTCCTCTGAAATTTGATTCGCCTGACTTCGTACCCTAAAAAAAACCCTATCAGTTTGTCCAGCCAGTAGTGCCCGGCGAGCCATGCGCCACGCCTGCGACTCCAGTAGTGAGAGGAGCGATGGGGGGGCTTGCGCCCCCCCGCCATGCGCTTCGGCTTCACTCCTACTTCCCCTTCTTGTCGTAGTGCCACTTCTTGCAATCCTGGCACTTCCACGCCTTCTTGTCGACTCCATCTTTCGTGAACTCTACCAGCTCCATGCCCTCCGAGCTATTGCAACTCCGGCACACAGGCGTCAAAGGCTTCGGCTCGACCTTCGGCGGCTCGACCTTCGGCGCTGGCGTTGCGGGTGCTGCGGCGGCGACGGCTGCGTGTCCGTTGCCGTTCTTCGCGGCTTCCCAGCGGCGCTCCGGTAATGCTCCCATTTTCTCCAGCCTGTCTATTACCTGGACGAACTTGTCCAGGAGAGGGGCACCGTTCTCATCATCCCGCATCGTGAACTGAGAATCATAACCCTTGAAATTGAACCTGACGTTGAGACTGAACTTTGCTTCCTGCATCTGCGTTTCTCCTTCCTTCCTTTTTAATCCTGGCTTCTGCTCTAAGTCCTACACAATCTTTCGCTATAATGGCTTGCACTTCATCTGATTTCAGGAACTCATCGAAGCTAATCCCGATGAGTGTACTCCCACTATTACTACGCTGCTGGGACTGACACATTGAGCTTTTCTCCTTTCTCTTTTCTTCTTGCCTCGAACATTAGACGCCGATACTGGGATTCTTTTTCGCACCTGGCCACGACAGCAGAACAAGGACTATACGGGCAATCGACGGAGCGACTTCCGCCGAACCTGCAACGCCCGAACCAGACAGGACACCGCACTTTTTCACCCCCTTTCAAAAAAGACTTTTTTTTTCTTTCGAGCCCTAGCTTGGCGGAGGCATTTGGCGCAAGGCTTCGCTTCGAACGGCGGGGGCGAGACGGAATTTCGGCATTCGTTCCCCTTCCCGCCGAAATTTTGAATCTCGCCCTCGACGCTTGGGCTTGTGTCTATCCAAACTTTTCCTTATTTGCCTCTGCCATGCTCGCGCCTGAAGAAAAAAACCGTGCCCCTTCCTTGACGCATTGGGGGAGCGGGAGAGATACCCGGCTAAGAATCTAAGCTCTCCCGCTTCCCCAAGCCCGTCCAAGCGATGCAACAAAAACGGCGACCCCGAATCGCCCCTTTTTTTGTTGAGCTTTCTAACTGTCTCTCCCTTAACCCCAGCCGAGCGGCGTTTCGTGCTCGGTATGCGCTCCGCGCCGTGCCCAGAGCGCTCCGCGCCGTGCCTCGCACCGACCTTTTCTTTGCCGAAAGGTCTTCCACCGACTATTTTTCTGTTGAAACAAAGCGAAGGTGTTCAAAGCTGACCTAAAGGTCAAATCAAATCAAACAGGGGCATGGATTCAAATCGTAGCGCCTCGTTTTGAGGGGCATGGTGCCCTGCACGATGCCCGTAGCTTCGGCCTCGGCTTGGTGGCTCTGTCCCGCCTCGGGACTGAGAGGCGGGGGCTGGGTTCTAAGAGGGCTCAACTGTGCGCCCTTGCGAGAAGTCCGAAGTATATAGCTCGCAAGCAGCAGGGGTTGGAGGCGAGCAAGATACCGTGCTGGAAATCAGAGGCTTGCTCGCCGACGATTGGGGGCACGGTGGCGCACGCTGGAGGCTCTCGCAAGCGTAGCCACGGTGCTGGGGTCGTGCCTTCAAAGCGGTTCGACAACGAGGCATGGTGCCCTGCACGATGCCGAGTTGTGGGGGGGAAAAGCGAGCTGCCCCGGTGCCGCAGCACCATCGGGCGCTCGCTTGGGGTAGCGGCAGGCGGCGACGCCGACGCCTGACGCCGACAGCTTCCCGATATTGGTCTACGAGCATAGTCTCAGGCCTCCGGATCTGCAGCCGGCGAGATCCGCGCGGGTCTGAAGCTAAATTCTGCGGTCGCTGCAAAAACGCCCTTAACATAACCGATGGCTCAACTAGCCGCCCACCACGGCGGCGGGCTGGCTGGCCACTGATGCATCGATGCGCTGTGAAACGTGGGAGGCGGAGGCTGGGGGGGAGGCGGGGGCGGAGGGGCGTGCCCTGAGCGAAAAGGTGGCCCATACAATAGCGCCGCCAGCGGGAGAGGGGCGGAGCGCAACGGGGCTAAGATAGAAACGATTGGAACCAGCAGGAACCCAGCGAGCACCGCACGGCCACCCAGCGAGCCCGCCGACGCCCCAACACATTCACAGTAGGGGGATGGTTTAGCGAGCTATTATAGCCCCGTTGCTCATGCACGGCGGCGGCGGGCATCGGCCGCCGAGGCCGCCTCGGCCGAGCCCTGCGGCCGACCCCCGCGGCGGCGCCCATCCCGTAAAGCGACGCTAACCAAAAGCTGGCCTTATCGGCACAAACCTGGGGGTGGGGGGTGGGGCTACGTCCAGACTGCTATGACTACGGCATCCGAGAAGTTGCTCGGGTCGAGGAAGAGGACGGCCACGTTGCGGTCTGTGACCATCTCGGCGGTCGGGATCCCCCTCGATGTGGGGACGTTGTCAAGATAAACGCTCAGGCTTCCGATGATCTGCACGGATGAGAGATAAGTGCCTGAGTCAAAGGCTTTCAAGATTCCTTTTCGTATCATGGCTAAACAGCTCCTAGTCCGATTTTAAGGATGTACTGGCCTTTCGTAGGGTTGTAGACATGGCTGAGACTCAAGACCCGTCTCTTGGCAGCCACGAGGCCAGCTACAGCATCGGTGAGGTCTACCACGTCGTACATCTCCTGGCCGCAGTTCAGGGGTACGAGGACAATGCCGTCGAGTGCGTGGATGGCCGATTCTCGCAGCTCGGCAGCGCCTCGTTCGTGCGCCCGGGTGGTGGTGGCAAGGTTCAGGTCCTTAACCTGAGTAAGCAGGTCTGTTATAAGGTCTATCTCTCCCCAGTCGAAGTCCTCAGTAAAGACGCTGGAACCGAATACCTGAACTCGGTTGCTCTCTTTGCTGCGGGTGACATACCTGCCTTCATAGATGGCGTGGGTCGTGCCGTAGGTGTAGGCGCTGGCGTCTGCTGACAGCGGGTTGATTGTGTAGCCAGTATTGCCACGAAAGAAAAGGACATCAGGGACAAAGGACAACAGTCTAAGAACCTCCGTTTTCCCGCTTGCTCCAAGGTTAGGTAGAAGCTGGGACGTGGTGATGGGGCTGGGATACTCCCAGTATCCGGGGCGTTTCCATCGGGGTGGATGCCAGATAGGGGCGGGTGTGAAGACGGTCGTCTTTATGTTCTCCCCTGGGTTGATGGTGAACGCTGGATACTGGTTAACCAGGGCGTCGCTGCTGCTGAATGAGGAGAATTCAAGACCTGCCCTGGCGTGGATCCAGTTTAGAAGCTGGAAGATATTCTTAGCCCCTGATGCCCAGGTGTACTGACGCCTCGGCCTCCATCGTTCCAAGATTCCCCATGCGTCGGTCGCTCGAATGACAAAGACTGAGTCGGGTCCTGCCGAAAGGCACTCCCAGCCAGTGATCCAGTAGGCTTGCCCTGCGGATACCTCGATTCCTGCGGTCGTGCGATAGCCTGGGGAAAACAGGATCTCAGATCCCAGTTTGATAGCTGCGTAGGTTCCTGTTCCCAGCGTGTTGTATCGGCCGTCATCGTTGCGGAGCGTTAGTGAGATCTCGCCGGAGGCCTCCTTAATGTCGCTGGTAAGAAGCAGGAGGTCGGCGGTGACATCGATGGACGCTGGTGTGAGCGAAGCTCGCCACACGGCGTCCGGGCGTGTCAGCCAAACGTAGGTGCTGCTGTGACACAACGCCAGTCCGTAGCTAGACGTGAGATTAAAAGGGACTGGCTCTCGCCAGAGATTCGAGATGAAATCTGCGGTCGCTAGAGAGTGAGTCCAGAAGGGGCGGGTGTAGGCTTCCGAGCCTGAGTAGGCTTCGATAAAGAAGGCTCGGAAGACATCGGGGAAGTCAAGGCATGGGAAGGCGAACGAGACATTCGAGCCTGCCTCTGCCCTGGTGAGCTCGGCGAGTGCTGACCACGTGCCGACTGATGCAGAATAGCCGTCGCCGTAGACGCAAGTCCAGACGTGGGGCTTGAGGCTGGTAGTTTCCGTACCACAGACGATGACATTCCAGTCGCCCTGGTAGCGGACAGCAAGGCCAGTTATAGAGGCCACGGTGTTCGACCACGCCGCAGCCGCTTCCCATGTTCCGCCTGAAAGGCGGCGGCGCCGTACGGCGTTAGCTTGGGTGTATATTACTATGGCGGAAGTAGCGCTCTTACAACAGCAGGCGAGTGAGTCGTCTGCGTAGCCCGCGATGTCGCCCATGTCGGTCCAGCTTCCCCAGCTAGCTCCATAGTCTGCGCTCTCACACCTGTAAAGGTGTTGGTCTAAGCCGATACGGAAGGCGAAGACGGCGGCGCCGTAGGCGCAGACAGCGACGGCGTAGGCGGTGACTCCCCAGCTCGTCCATGTGGAATAGTCCGAGCCTGCGCCCGGGCTGGCCACCCGCTGCCGATAGAGGTTAGTCGCATCGATGCGAAGCCTGATCAGCGAGCCGTCTCCGGGCATGGCCGCGGCGTGGAATGCGTCGGCCTCGGCGCCGGTGTAGAACCTCGTCCAGTTAAGACGTGTGAGTCCAGCCGTGCGGTCTAGCGCCTCGACCTTGGGGTGGGGTAGGGTGGCGGGGGACTTCTGCGCTGCGGTAAGCGTGCCTGAAAGCGTCCTCAAGTGAAGACTCCTGTCCCAAGTAAGACGCCGATATATCCGACCATGAAGCTCTTAATGTCGATGTAGGCGTGGTCATGGATTCGCCAGTCCTCGGTGATTTCATAGGCTAGAAAGAGTACGACAATCAGCACTGCGCCTTCTCCTCCGAGATAGGCTGCGGCTGCACCTAGCGGCGTGTGCAGGCCTGCACGATAGAGCGAGGTCTTAAGTTTCGACTTCTTCATATTATGGTCCCATGACGATAGACTGAGAGACAGGCGTATCGTAAGGCGTGTAAAGCTGGCGTACTCTAACCCGACCCGCCTTCCCCAGTCTCTTAATGTCGCTGAGGAATTGCTTCAGTCTGGCCTCGCCTTCGAGGCGATAGGCTCGGGGCGTGGCTGCGCCTCCCGTGTTCACCCGGTTGACGGAGTAGGCTGCCCACTCGATAAGGGCAAAGGCGGCTGCGCCCAGGGCAATCAGGGCGTCGTACTGCAGGGGGACGGTGGACGTGGTGGTCATGGTATGCTGCTTGCCGTAGTACACCTTGGCGTTGGCTCCGTCTGGTATGTCGTCCGATAGGATGGTGAGCACATCTTTCCAGATGCTGAAACGCTGGTAGGATGGGGGGAATAGTCCAGTCTTATACTCTACCGCCTCAACGATGACCCGAGTGGTCAGTGAGGAGATGTCGATGTCCCGACTACCAGCGGTGGTAGCAATGGTGGCTACTTCCTCAAGGGGTAGTGCCTGTGAGAACTCGGCGACTGTGTGCTCGATGTGGCGGGTGAGCACAGCGTCCGTCCAGCGATAGTTGGCGGCGTCCTCGTCGTGCAGGTCTTTGCGAACGGCTGCAATCATGGTTGTCAAAGTCATAGTTCCTCCAGTTTTGGGGGGCTTGGGGGGGGGAGTGGTAAAGGAGTGAAAGTTCTCCCCCCCTTCTGCCTCCCTTTCGTTTAATCCTTCACCCCTGGATGGCAGGTACAGGGGTGGGGACTTCTAGGCTCGGGAGCCGGTGAGCAGGGCAAGGCTCAGGGTACAGAACGAGGCCAGTGAGCAATACCACTTAATCCTCGTGCGGGTGGCATCCTTAAGCTCAAGGGTGCCGACCTTCTCGATTTCCATAAGCCCCGGTGCCGACAGGCCGCAGACTGCGCCTTCTCCGAGTTTCATGGCATAGATGTTGGAGCAGTCAGTACTCGTGCCTTGGGTTGTGGTAATGGAAATCCAGTCGTTGACGTAGATGGGTACGTCGCCGTAGAACTCGACTTGCTCTCCGAGCTTGCCCTGGCCGATGGTCAGGTTGGTGCCTGCGGCACGCGCAAGTACCTTTATCTGGCGCCTCGAACGCCTGCTCATCAAAAGCAGGTCGGGTTTACCTGGCCTGATGAGGTCGATCATCTCGTCGAGTTTGGCTAGGGTAAGCGCTCCGCCGTCTGCGCCTAACGAGGCTTTCTGGCCGGATGTGCACAGGTAGTCAATTCCGTTGAAGGAATTGGCGTCGCCCGATACGAGGCCGTTGATAAACGTGTCCTCGAACTTGTTGGCCAGAGCCTGCGCTTTGAGGGTTATCACGGCGGCCTCTACGTCCTGGATGTTGCTGCGGGTCTTCTTTATGTAATTGCTCACATCAGCATCCCCGCCCATGATGGCAAGGGTAGCGGTTAACTGGGTGAAGGTGGGGTCGGTCGCTGCCCAGTCGTCGCCCACGGCGTAGAAGGCGACGGTTGGGTAAGCGTTCACCCTGTTATAGGTAAGTGCGTTGCCGTTAATTTCGGCGAACGGGAGTAGCCTCAAGATGGGGCTCTCCTTGAGCACGGTATCGATAACACCTTTCAAGAGGATGTCATTCGACAATTTGGCGGCTTCGGCTATTAGTAAAGCCATAGTTTTTCCTTCCTTTCAAATTTTACTTGGGTTTAGCTCCTATCGCGTTGTTTCAAGCCCTCGATGATTTTCTCGTGGGCGCTCAGGTTGGATAGGTCGATGCCCTGGCGCGTGGGGGCGCCTGGGGGGACGGGGGTGGCCTGCGCCTGAGCATCGAGGGATTCTTTGACCTTCTGCACGATGGCCTTGCCGCTGGCCAACGACGCCTCGAGCTCGGCGACTGTATTCCCCTTGATCAGCTCCGCTGGTATCTCGGGGTTGGTCTGCACGATGAGCGCCTGATACTTGGCTGCGGCGTCGGTCAATGCGGCGGTCAGCGGCGCGGCTGCCTCGGCGGCTGCCCTGGCGCTGGACGCCGCTGCGTCGGTCTTCGTCTGCTCAAGCTCGGTCTTCAACTTCCCGAAGGCGTGGTCTCTCTCCCCAAGCTGGCGGGTAAGGGCTGCGACCTCGGACTCGGCGGGCGGGGCGGCGGGGGGCGGGGTTTGTTTCTGTTCGTCAACTAATCCCATGATGTCTTCTCCTTCATTTGTTGCTGAACGGCAACTAATTATTACTAAGCGCTCGGGTTTGTGGCAGCACTCTCACTCGTGCCTTTGACCTTAACGCTATAGTTCTGATTCTGCTTTAAGATTGCCTCCCGTTCCTCAAGCCAAATTTTCAACTCGGCCTCGGGATCTTCAACCCCGAGCTCGTCCATCGCTCGGCGTCGTGAGTGTACGCCTGCCTGTACCAGGGCGGTCTCATTGCCCACGATGCGGGCTCTATCCTGGGGTAGGACCATTCCCCACGATACCCTCGGCTCAACTCGGGTCATGTCAACGCCTGCAAATATCTTAAGCAGGCGGAGAATCATAAGACTCCGCTTCCGGTAGACCGTGGTTCGGATAAGGCGCTTGCGTCTGACCTTCTGCAAGAGGGGCTGTAGTTCGATTTCAAGGGCTATGCCTGATAGGTCTCGGTCTGTCCTGCCGTAGGCTGCCTTGGGGGACTCCGACGTGTCATGCAGGATTCTATACAGTAGCTCGATATATTCGATGTGAAGTCTGACGCCTCCGCCCTGCAGGAGATCTAGCAGATAGGCCTTGGCCTTCTCTGGTATCTCCCACACGGCACCCGGTTGCACAGCGATATCCTCGGCGCTCTCGATGTTCTCAAGTACGGTGATGGGGTTGCCTGAGAGCTCAAGAATTGTCGATACCTGGGTGAGCGCTCGGTTCAACTCTCGCTGCGTCTCGCTGATGTCGGGGATATCCGACAAGCCCCAGAACTGCTTCGGCTGGCGCAAGTTGGGGTAGATGATATAAGGTATGAAGCCGTAGGGGTTCTTCCTGGCCAGGGTGAGCTGCTCATCGGTGTAAAGGTCGAACTTCTTATCAGTCCAGACCTCGGTCTTCCAGTTGTCCCCAGCCTTGTATCGAGAGGCCACCTTGTAGACGACTGAAGGGTCGTCTGGCTGCCACCACGCAAAGACGCCCTGGACATCCGGGGCGGTGATTCGCACTCGCTTCTGTAAGGTATCCCATGTCACTTTGTAGCAGCCATCGCCGAGAATCGCCGTGTCAATCTCGGTCGCAAAGTCCAGTTCCTCAAGGTTGTTGTCGATGACAACCTGGCCTATCGCCTTCTCAGCGGCGGCTGCGGTCTTCACGTCGGCCTCGCTATCGGTGAGAGGGTCAACGGCAAACACGGAGTCGGACATAAGATACGAGGTTATCTTGTCGATGAAGACCTTGGCATAGTTGAACGTGAGTTGCTTCTCCCTTCGGGTCTTTCGTGTCCACTGGATGCCGTTGTAGAATTCGAGGTAGTCTGAGTACCTCTTCTTCCTGTCGGCGTCTTTCTTAGCGAGTTCGGCGATCAATGACTCTTGCATGTCATACCCTCCCCTTTGCGGTTCTCGGCTTATAGTCCCTGACTGATTCCACGAGCAATGCGAGGCTCATCAAAAAGTCGTCGTGTCCCTCGGATGGCTCGACGAAGAAGTTCATGGTCTGATTCGGCCTGAACTGGCTTCGGGCAAGGTCGACCTGATGCCAGAACTCGGCGCACTCGTCGCTGAGGTCTCGGGCGTAGAGCTTTAGTCGTCCGCTATTTATAGCGGCAAGAAGCCCGAAGCCCAGCAGAGATTTACTTTGCTGAGTGAACTTGAACGGGTTGACCCGGCTGCCCAGCTCCTTAGACAGGAAGGCGGCTATCGGCTCACCTATTCCGGTGGCGTCGACGGCGACGGCCTGAACCTTCCACGTATTCTTTAGCAGATCGACGAGCTGCGGGTACAGCTCGGCGTGGGGGCGGCCTATCCATGCGTAATGCTCGAGGACGTGCAGGGTCGGCTCGGGACCAGCCGATACCTCGGCAATAGTGAGGATGGTTGAGTCTCGGCTCGGGGTCAAGGCAATCTTGATAACGTCGTCGTCCTGTTCTATCTGCCCAGCAAGGTCAAGGCCTGCGGCGTACACCTTACCTGTCTCGGGGTGGGAGCAGCGGGCGTGTGTGCCTTGCAACTGCGCTCGGTGGGCGGGAGTGAACAGGCGGCCTCCCCCTCTGATGGGAACGAGACAATACTGGGTCAAGAAGAGAGGATGGTCTGCTCCCAGTCTCGCCCTCTCGGCCTCAACGTAGGACTGATAGGCGGGGTTATACTTTGCGACCTCTTGCCAGTCGTAGCGGAAATGACGCTGCAGTCCGTCTTTCTTCTCAAGTTCAAGGTTCGACTGCTTGACCTCCTCGAGGAGCGTCGAGTCGTCCCATGTCGTGCCGTAGTGTACGGTGGTCACATTGGTAGTAGCGCCCATGGGCTTAAACTCTTTGGTGTACTTCTCCTTGGAGACGTCCTGGGACTCGTCGACCTCAAGCAGGATGTGGGCGGTATTGCCGACGACGCTGGCGCTCTCGTCTGCCGAGAGGAAAATAGCACAGGCGTTCAGTAGGTGAATCATGTAGCCCATGTCCGAATGCCAGTACCCGGCATAGCCCCAGTCGTCAAGTCGTTCCTTAAGTCGCTGCATGGAGATAATGGTCTGGGGCTTGAAGGTGGGGGAACACTTGACGATGTTGCCCCCAGCGTTCATATATAAGGTAAGTAGTAGTACCTCAAGTTGGGCGCTGAGCTCGTTCTTTCCGCCCTGGCGTGCTATCTCAACCGATAGGGTCAAGCCTCGGCGATAGAGAACGCTCTCCAAGATTGCCCTTGCGACGATGGCCTGATACGGTCTGAACTTAAACATGGTTAGAGTTTCTTGGCGATGGCGGCGATGCCGAGCGGCACGGCGACCTCGGTAAGTACGTTTCGGATGGCATCCTTGATTCCTTTCCCCTGTCCTTTCTCAAGGGTGTACCTTGTCCTGAGAAGTCGAGCGAGCGTTCCTGATGCCTGCATGATGAGCTGCAGGTTCTCGGGTTCTTTCTCGATGAGCGCCTTAATCTTCACCCTAAGCAGCGAGATCTCGTCGTCGAGACCTTCCACGCCCTCGGCGATCTGGAAGTCGAGCTTCTGCGCCTCGTCCAGAACTAGCGAATAGAAGCCGTGTTTACGTGCGTTTTGGTTGCCCTTGGGGGCGCCCCGGGGCACTCGAGCGTTTCCCATTTTTAGGGGGTGTTACTCCTTCCGTTAAGAGCTTGGCGGCTGAGTAAACGACAACGTGAGCGGCGAGGGTGAAGTCCTGTTTTTCTATGGCTAGCCTGAGTAGCTTCATGGGTTAGACCTCCGCATTAGCACTCCTTTCATTCGATGGCTGCACTAGCCGCCCTGGACGGCGGCGCGCTGGAACGGGCACTGACGATGGCTGCGCCGTGGGGTGGGGTGGGGTGGGGTGGTGGCCGTTCCCGTTGGGTCGAGGCCTGAAGGTTATCACTACCTCTCCGACCATGTCCTTAGTCTCGGTAAGGGGACCCGCCAGCGACGTGAGCTTCGCGAGATACTTGGCTGAGGTCGTGGGGTTACAACCTACCATCTCGGCACCTGCGTTGATAGCTTCCTTCTTGGTGATAAACTCGGACTCGTCGATGAACTTAAGAAGCCACGAGCGATAGTCAACCTCAAACAGGAAGTTGGCCTGCATCTCTGCGCTGCCTTCGTGGTAGGGGATGGCCTGCTTTAGAACTCTTGTTCGGGGGTTCTCTCTCTCTTCCTGGACACTTGGGTTCTTGGCTCGGCGGCGGTTCTCCCTGGCTACGTTGCAAGTTCGGCAAAGTAGCCTGAGATTCGACTCCTCGTTATTGTGCTCGTCGCCGTCTATGTGGTCGATGTCGAGTCCATTTCGTGTATTCGGAGGGTTGCTGCAGACCTGGCAGACCTCGCCGTCCCGGAGAACGAGGAAACGGTAAGCCCAGTACCTCGTCTGCGTCGCCCAGCGTCTCGGCATTACTCAACGCCTCGATTTTTGCGAAACAGGGACTCGGCTTCCTCTAAGGCTTCTTCCTTGAAAAGCTTGCCCTGGGCTGCAGCGTGAGCGAGCTTAAGCGGCGTAAACTGGTGATGTTTGGCCGTGATGTCGTTTAGATTGAGGGCTGCATACTTCTGAGTCGTCTGGATATCAGCGTGTCCCATGAGTTCTTGAAGGGAGCGAAGGTCGCCGCCAGCAATGAGGTAATTTTTGCCGAAGGCGTGGCGGATGCGGTGCCCGCCCATCTTTGGGGCGGAGATGCCTGCCTTCTTCATGTGTTGAGCAATAATGAGATAGATACCGAAGCGCGACATATGCCCTTTTTTCCCATGGAAGACGAACTCATCAGGACTCTGCGAGGCGACGACGGCAAGAAGGCTGAGCGTCTCCTCGCTGATAGGCACTTCACGCTGTCCACCCTTCCCGGTGACTAACACGGTCTGGCGTTTTATGTCTTTCTTCCTGAGATTGACTATCTCGGTCGTGCGGAGGCCAGTGTCAATGA